CGTGATTCATGTCAAAATCGTCATGGCCACGGCCCTGATCCTGGGGTCCCTGGCGGTCAATTATATCTTGGCGATCCTAGAGGAGATCGGGGTTCCGGAATACTTCGGCGAATACCTGGTCAAGGCGCTCTTGCACGAAATGGGTCCCATATTCTGCACCCTGCTGATCATGCTGCGCTCGGGGACCACGGTGATTTCCGAAGTTTCGTTCATGAAGATAAACCACGAGCTGGACGCCCTTCACCGCCTGAACATCCCCATTGCGGACTATGTTTTCTTGCCGCGGATCATCGCCTTTGCCTTTGCGGGCCTGAGTCTGACCCTGATATTTTCCCTGGTGGGCCTGATCGGCGGGTTCCTGATCATGGGGTACATCCTTGTCCACTCCGACTTCCGTGCGCCGCACGGTTTTGTCCTGCGCCCGGCTCGCGCCCTTGACGCCGAAGACCCTGTCCGAATCCCACTCTTGAAGTAGCATCTTGACCTGGAGCGACCTGGACCAGCCCTGTTCGTGGGATTTGTCCTCGGTCCCGCCCACGTCGATGGCCGCGCGCCAGATCGGCATGACCACGTCATCGCGCCCCTCGACAGGGTAGGCGGTTTTGAAAATCTGGTCGTGCAGGGCTGTGTCGTTGGGCAGCTCGCCGTAATCCACAAGCCAGCTTTCCAGCGAGTAGGCCCAGGCGCGGACCACGAAATAGTAGCTGGCTTTCTGGGTGTCGATGCCAAGCGTAAGAGCCACGGCCCCGGCAGGGACCACCCGTGCCGGGCGGTCATGCAGGACGCGGGCGCGGATATGGTCTTCGCTGGTCTTGACCGACACGACCTTGTACGGCTTTGAGGAGTGCGAATTGTCGAACCAGGCCATGGCCTTGGGTGTGCCGCGCTCCAGCGCGGTAAACCAATCAGCGGCGACCTTGGAGAGCGACACACTGCGGCTGCACCAGGAGGGGATCACCACGCCCACGGCTTGCGGATGCGGGACAGGCGTATCCGTCACCAACCGTCCGCGGGCCACGGCGAGGTTGCGGTAGTGGTCATTCCAGCGCATGGCGCAGCCCTCGCATTCGTACCAGGCCATGCGCTGCTGGAGGATCACTTTCGGGTCGCGCACGCCTTGCGGCACACGGATACGTTCTTTGGTCATGACCTGGGCACAGCCGCAATTCGGGCACACCGCCTCGACCTCGTAGATGCACTGGGCTTCGCGGCGCATGTCGCGCCAGATTGTGGATTCGGATTCCGTGCCGCGCACCTTGGACGCCCGGAGTATCTTGGCCTCCTCCTCGTAGGAGAGCGCCCGTTCCTCCATACGGTACACGGCCTGCTTGTCCAGGTAGGCGTCTTCCTCGTCGAGCACGATTACCCGCAGCGACACCGAGGACGCGCTGGCATCCGAGCCGGCAAACATGCCGTAACCAGTGCCAAATCGCATCTGGATTGCGTCGCGCCGGATGGCCTGCCGGGCGTCAGCGGATAGCATGTCTCGAAGTACCGGGCTGCGCTTGAAATGCGGTCCCAGCTTCTCTTCCAAAATGCGCTTCATGGTCGATTCGTCAGGCATTCCCACGCCGAACGACGCTGGATCGCGCCTGATCTCCGAACAGAGGCAGGCGTAGGCGATGGTGGTCTTGGTAGTCTGGGACGGGGCGACGAGGAAGAGCTTGCGCAGGCTGGGCATGTCCCAGAGGTCCATGATCCAGCGGGCATAGGGGGCGCGGTCATGCCGGAATTTCTGTCCGGCGTAGGGCCCGGCCACGAGCACGAAATCCTCGGCAGCGAAATCCGCCGTGCTTTTCCATGGCTGGGATTCGTAAACGCTTCGTTCGCCCGCGTAGAGCTTGATGGGAGACTGCACTATTCCTCCTCCAGCATGCGCACGTCGTAGCGCTCCAGCAATTCGTTTAGGCAGGACACATCACCACCGGCCTCGGTAACCAGCGCGGACAGCACCGCCTCCCGCTCGGCAAGGCGTCCTTTTTCGTAGGCGTCCCATGCCTCGCGCATTTCGTCCGTGAACCATTCCCCCGCAGCGAAAGTATTCAGCGCCTCGCGGATACGCCGTTTGTAAAGCTCCAAAAGCATGGCGCTGCGTGAAAACGCCCACCCGGAAAGCGCCTCGGCCCGGTCCTGGTCCCCCTCCACCAGATTGATGATCTCTCTGGCCACATCGACATCCCCACCGAACAGGGAGATGATTTCGGATTTGTTGTCCCTGGCAAAGGAGGTCAGAAACAGGCGGAACGCCTGGGCGCGTTCGCCAAGCTCGCGCTCGATTGACGAAGTGAGTGTGTACAGCCCAAGCTCTTTTTCCAGGAGCAACTGCTTGCGCTTGGCCTCCACTTCCTTGAGCTGGGCATCGGCAGTCGTACGCCGCTCCGCCGCGCCAGGCACATGCCCTGCGTCCTGCACGTCGTCAGCGTCCATCTCCGGAGATGCGTCAATAACCTTAGGCAAATGCGACCGTGCATACGACTCGACCGTGCGCAGAGCATATCCTCCGCCGCGCCGCTGCCGAAGTTTCGGAGGCCCGGCAGAATCATTGCAGTGATTGTACACGGTTTTTTCGGAGACCTTGTATACCGCGCCCTTGTCTTTGGTTGCCGAGCCGTCACCGCAGCAGACGAACGATTCCCCTAAAGGGCAGGTCAAGTACTGATGCACCTGGCGCGGCGTAGCGAACCAGATCACACGGCCACCCATTTTTTCACCTCCAATGCATCGGCGTAGTACGTCTGGACCACGTCGCACAGCCGGGCTTCGATCCCGTCAAATGACTGGCGCTGGCTGAACTCTATTGATAATTGCCGCAAAACGCTGCGGGCATGTGCCAATTGACTCTGTTTTGCGACATGCACAAACGGCAATCCAAAGTCGTCTATAAAAATTTTAAGCTTCGCGCGGGACACCCGCTCGCAAAAACCGACCAAAGCAGCAGACCATTCCGGCAAATCCGCCATGGCGGAAAGGGCGTGCTGCATGCCGTAGCCTGGGAAAAGCGCATCCGCCGAGCTTTTGGGTTGCGCCGCGCGCTCCTGCATTTTGCGCAAGACATAATTGGGGATCCCGGACATGATCCAATCGCGTATACTCAACCCTTTCGCGACAGCCTCACCCACGTCTTTGCCTAGGGCTGGCGGCGCAGGATGACGCATTGCATTCGGATACTCGGCCTGCCAAAAATCGAGACTGGCCATTGCTCCGGCCTGGTCAAAATCCATTGCATTCAGGATCAAATCCGCGCGTCGGAGTATCGATTCCACGACCCCGGCCGGGCGTTTGGCCGCGCCGCCTGTCCCCATTGCACCCACACCCAATGCGTGCCCCTCCTGCCATACCAGCGCTGCGTCGCGCTCCGTCTCCACCAGCACCCAGACGCGGATGGAAAGCTTTCCGTAGACATGATACAAACGGTTCGCGCCCCCGCGGACTTCCCAATACTTCCGCTGCTGATCCTGCGCCCATGGCAGTCTCGGATCGTCCCTGCGGATTTTTATTTTTACCACACGCCCATCATGCACGGCCGGGATCACGAGACCGGCAGGCAGCCATATCTTTTTGCCCTGGCCGTCATCGCGCGTGCCGCGCAGGCCCCACGCCTTTTCCGGCGGGTATTTGTCACGATCATTCCAGCCGATCTTGCAGACGCGCGCCGTCTCCGCAGTGATCCCGTATTGGGACAGCTCCGCGAGGCGCTCCGGCATGCCCTGGAGCCGCTCCACGGAATGGTCCACAAACGATTCCGCCCGGCTGCTCCAAACCTCGGGAGGCAGGACAACCTTGCCCACGGGACTGACTGCCTGACGAGCTGGGCGCGGCCCTTGCTCCGGGATGCGGCCCTTGCAATATGCCCGCAAAAATTCCGCGCACCCATCGGCGTCCGCCACCCCACGACCGTTGACGGCGTTGTAGATACCGACCAAGTCCGAGCTTGTCGCGCAGGAGTGACAATAGGCGAGGTCCCGCTCGAAGTCGTAAAAAAAAGCACCGCCAGGAGTTGTCTCGACGTGGAACGGGCAGTGCCCCCCAATCTCGGTATATC